AGATGTACTAATTGTGGAAAGTTTCCTTTTTGTAAGGACATAAAAGACCCAGGAAAAGAAAACAATTGTGATAAATGGGTAAAAAGGAACTTAGAGGAGGTGCAAAAAAATGAAATGCACAGGTAAAGAATGGGATCATTGTAGAGTAGAAAAAATGGGATGTATTGGATGTCATTACGATGAAATAGATCCTGATGAATATATTAGAACTGAATCAGGAGATATATTTATTGTAGATGCTAAAAAGAAAGTAATACAAGCAATAAAATTTTTAGATGTGCAATATGGAAAAATTATAAAACATAGCAAAAAAATAAAAGATATTATTGGATACAAAGACTTAGTAGTTTATGAAGTGAACGGAAGAAAACATAAAGGTTTTGTAAAAGAAATAGGAAAACATTTTGAAATAGATCATTGGAGTTTGGACCAAATTAAAATTCTAAAAATTATAACTAGAGAAAGATTATTAAGAGATGTATTTGATGTAGAAAAGGAAAAAGGAAATGAAAGTATTTAGATTTATGAGTAAGGTAGAATTTGAAAAATATAAAAGAGGATTTCCATTGAATAATAATAAAAAACATGACGGAAAAACCAATTCTGTAGGATTTTGTTTCTTAAATTTAGAAGAATATACACCTGAAGAAGCAATGCATTTTCTAAGTGGGGTTGTAACTTTTGATGTATGTGCAGTATTTGAAACTGAAGAAAAATTAAACAAAACTTATGGAGTATATGCAAAGCCAATAGATCCATCAGGAAACCTTATGGCAGACATGATTAATTTACTATTAGGATTTAATGACCATTTTACAGCTAATGAATATTGTATAGAAAGTTATAACAAAGAAAAATTTAAGTTATTAAAATATAGTGAAGATATTTGGAAACAATGGAATCCAACGGAAATACAAGAAAATTTAAAGTGGAAGGAAGTGTACGGATGAATAGGGAAGAAAAAATAATGAAAAGAGTTCAGGAACACTATGAATATTTAAAACAAAAAGGGTATGAAATAGTATTTTTAGCATTACAAGGCTCACAAAATTATGAACTAGATGTATATGATGAAAATTATATGTCAGATGTAGATACTAAAGCAGTAATATTACCATCATTTGAAGACTTTGTTTATAATAGAGAACCTAAAAGTAAGACTTTAGTATTAGAAAATAATGAACATATTGATGTAAAAGATATAAGAGTAATGTTTGAAACATATAAAAAGCAAAATGTAAATTTTATAGAAACATTATTTACTAAATTTAAAATAGTAAATCTAAAATATAAAGATTTAGTACAACCATTATTTGATAATGCTGAAGAAATTGCACATATAAACAAAAATCAAGCAATTAGATGTATGGCAGGAATGAGCAAAGAAAAATTAAAAGCATTAAAACATCCGTATCCAACAATAGTAGATAAAATTAATAAATATGGATATGATCCAAAACAATTACATCATATTTTAAGAATGAATGATTTCATAAAAAAATATGCAATATTGAGAAAACCGTACAAAGAATGTTTAATTCCTGACAATAAAGAATATTTAATACAAATTAAAAAAGGAATTTTATCTGAAGAAGATGCAACAAAATTAGCAATAGAAACAGATGAAGATACCTATGATGTTAAAACTTGGGCAACTGGTTTTGATAATGCACCAGATGAAATAAATCAAAAAGGATTAGATATATTAAATAAAATTAAATTTGATTTATTAGAAAAGAAATTTAAAGAAGATTTGGGGGTGAAATAGTTATGGAGATTTTTGTAACATCAGATTTACATTTTGGCCATAAGAATATAATTAAATATGAGAATAGGCCGTATGAAAATATAGAACAGATGGACAAAAATTTAATAGAAAAATGGAATGATACTGTTGGAAAAGATGATATGGTATATGTTTTAGGAGATTTCAGTTGGTATAAAGGTGAAAAAACTAATGAAATTCTAAAACAATTAAATGGAAAGAAAGTATTAATAATAGGAAATCATGATTGTAATTTTTTAGATGATAAGAAGTTCGATAAAACATTATTTGAAGAAATAGAATATTATAAAGAGATTAAATATAACAAAAAAATATATATATTATTTCATTATCCAATAGCAGATCATAACGGAAAAATGCATGGATGTATACATTTATATGGACATATTCATACAATGAATTTAGAGTTAGAACAAGCTTTAATGCCTTTGGCCTACAATGTAGGAGTAGATAGAAACGAATATAGACCAGTAAATATAAAAAAATATGAAATGGAGGAAACAAAATGAATGAATTAGAAAAAATTATTAATAAAAAGCAAAATGAAAAATTAACTGAAAATGGAGATAAAGCATATAGAACAACAGGAAATAATTTAATAGACTTATTCTTTATGACACCATTTTTTGAAAAAAATTTAGATCAAATTAATATTGGAACTACTGAAAAAGAAAAGATATTTTCAATGTTTGTTCGTGATCCAAGATTTGGATTAGGTAGAAGAGACTTAGGAAGAAAATTAATGTCATTATCAGGAGTAACAGCTGAAAATATTATAAAGGCAGGAAGATATGATGATTTAATATATATTCCAACAGATGAAAATTTAGCATATTTAAAAGAGCAATTATATGCAGGAAACGAATTAACAAAAAAGTGGATGCCAAGATTAACAGGAAAAGAAAAAAGATATGCAAAAGCATTATGCAAAATGTGGGATATATCAGAAAAAGAATATAGAAAGTTAATAAAAACTGATTCTACAGTTGAATTTAAACTTTCTTATGCAGAGCAAGAAGAAGGAACACCTTTAAATGAATTATTTAAAGAAGGAAATTTTAGACATCCATTAGTTGAAAATATAGACTTTGAAAAAGTACCAAGTTTAGCAATGACAAAATATACACATGCATTTTCTACAAGAGAAGATTTGAAAGAAAGGTTTGCAGCATATATTCAAAAAGTAAAAGAAAATAAAGCAAAACTTCATACTTCTACTACAGATGTTTATGATGGATACAAAGTGGCTACAAGAGGAACATCATCAGAAGCAAAGGAAGTTATTGCAAACAAAATAGTAAAAGATAAAACAATAGGCGTAGAAATGAATGCAATTTGTATTGTTGATACATCAGGATCTATGGGCTGGGGTGGATATAATGAAGATAGTCTATTGGGACGAGCTTATGCAATAGCTTATGGAATAGCAACAAAATCTACTTATGCACCAAACCAAGTAATATCTTTTAGCTCAAGACCTCAGTTAATGACTATACACGGAAATACATTAAAAGAAAAATATCAATCAATGTACACAGGAGATTGCTCAAATACTGACTTCGGACGAGTTATGGAATTGTTAAGAGGATTAAAAAAATATCCTGAATATTTAATTGTATTATCTGATATGGAATTTGATTATGGATCTAATCAGTCTAAAAAAGAAACAATGAAAATATTTAAACAACATGGAGCTGAAACAAAAATTATATGGTGGAATCTAAATGATAGAAATAAAACAGTTCCAGAATTTGATGAATACGGAAACATCTATTTAAGTGGATATAATCTGCAAATATTGAAATTGTTGGAAAACAAATTTGATATGACATCATATATTGATAAAATCCTTGAAAAATACAAGAAAGATATTGACTTTTAATTAAAAATAGAATAAAATATATACATCATTAAAAGGACGCACAGCAATATTTTTGGAAGGCGTAAAATTCCAACCATCTTTTAAATGGTTATTAGTCCTTTGTTTAAAGTAAATAATAATTTAAAGACTATTTCTGCAAAAAAAATATTAGGTAGCTCATTTGGTAGAGCAATAGTTTCGGGAACTATTTGTAGTTGGTTCGATTCCAACCCAAAATTAATAGTCTTGTTAAATAAAAAATTACAGGTAAGATGTATATAAAATATATATCTTACCTTTTTTTGTTATATGGAGGAAAAAATGAAATGTCCTGAAATATTTAAAATTATGCAGCACAATATTAGAAAACCGATTTTTGATGATGAAAATGTTTATAAAGGTGAATATCATTTACTTATTGAAATGCAGGGATTTTGTGAATGTTATAAAGAAAATTGTGCTGCATGGGATAAAGAAAATAATAAATGCAGAAAGGTCGGTGGTGAATAATGAATAAAGAAGAAGCTTTAAAAATATTAACTAATTATGATCAATCTGTATTAGATTCTATTTATCCATTTCAAGTTAATAAAATATGGAAAGAAGCTTATGATATAGCTGTAAATAATTTAAGAAAAGAGGTTGAAAAAGAATGGAACAAAGCTGGAAAGAAAAAACAAAATTAGATAATAAAAACATTTGTTTAATTACATTATATATTGTAATGATTGTATTCAGTTTAGCAGTTGCAATACTAGAAAAAAATATTCCATACATAATTATTGCAACTTTATGGGGAAATTTAGCATTAACTGAATTTTTAAATACAAAAATAAAAAAAGGAATTGAAGCTGTTTCAGACTTAAAAGATAAAGAAATAGAAACAAAAGATAAACTAATAAAAATTTTAATCAAAGAACTAAATGAAAGAAATAGTAAGTAAATAAACTTACTTACAAAATAGAGAAACAAACACGAATAGAAAGGAAGTGAAGTAAAAAAATGTCGAGAATTAAAACATTTTTAATAAATTTTATTATATTAAAATTTTGTTAGGAGGTGCAAAAGATGAACTACATTAAAGAAAGTGAAGAAGTATTGAAAAATCATAGAAAATTGTATTCAGCACTACAAACATTAAATAAAAGAAAAACAAAATTAATATATAAAACAGCTCCTAAACTTCCTGGAGGAATATCTTATGATAGTCCAGCAATACAACATATGGATTATAGTGAGGATACAATTAATGATATTTGTGAAATAATGGATATTAATAGACAAATAAAAGAAACCGAAGAGGAAATGAAAATTGTTAATAATATCCTAGAAGAAATAAAAGAGGATGATGAAGTATTAGAAAAGTTCATCCAATTGAAATACATAAAAGAATATAAAAAAAGTATGGGAGAAATAGCACAAGAATTAGGATATAGTCCTGAAAGTAATAAAACAATTTATAACATTAAAAGTAGGGCATTAAAAGAGTTTGTTGTTAGATATTTTGGGGCTAAGGGCGCAAAGTCAGTATAATAGGAAAAAAAATTACCATAAAAATTTGCAAAATAATGTGTTAAATTAGTATTGATAGAAAAATGTAAAAATTCCAAAATATATAGAAAACTCTCCTTTGTTTTGATACCGGTAATAATGCCGGTGTCATTTTTTTTATACTGCGGAGATGGTGCAATGGAAGCATGAGGGGCTCATAACTCCTAGACGAGGTTCGAATCCTATGTCCGCAACCAAAAGAAAAAGGGAGCAGGCCTATGAACTTGGGTATATGTATGTTAAGAGAATGTAAAAATTGTAGATATGAAACAAGATGTTTTAAGGAAGAGGGAAATTATTATGAATATTCAAAATATAAGCATAGAAAAGCTAAAACCGGCAGAGTACAATCCAAGAAAAGACTTAAAGCCGGAAGACGAAGAATATCAAAAAATAAAGAAAAGCATAATTGAATTTGGCTATGTTGCACCTGTAATTGTTAATAAAGATATGACTGTTATAGGTGGTCATCAAAGATTAAAAGTATTACAGGAATTAGGATACACAGAAATTGAATGTAATATTGTTGATTTGGATAAAGATAAAGAAAAAGCTCTTAACATAGCATTAAATAAGATAACAGGTGAATGGGATAATAGCAAACTGGAAGAATTACTTGCAGAACTAAAAGAAACAAATATTGATATGGATATTACAGGTTTTAGTTTTGATGAAGTAGATGATATTTTAAAAGATATAACTGGATCTAAAGAAGATGACTTTGATGTAGATCAAGCATTAGAAGAAATAGATGAGCCAATATCAAAGCCAGGGGATATTTGGATATTAGGAAAACATAGGGTAATGTGTGGAGATAGTACCAAAAAAGAAGATGTTGAAAAACTAATGAATAATAATAAATCTGATATGGTATTTACTGATCCACCTTATTTAATGAATTTTGAAGGTAATGTTCATGCAGATGGAAGTAAAAGTTTTAATGCAATACACGGAAAAATAAAAAATGACAATATGACTAGAGAAGAGGGAGACCAATTCATATTAAAGATGTTTGAACATATAAAAGAATTTAATAAAGGTGCTTATTATGTATGTTTTTATAGACTAGGCTTAGATTATATATTTAGAGCATTAGATAAATTAGACAACAGATATAAAGCTCTTATTATTTGGAACAAAGGAAATCATACTTTATCTAATAGCGATTATATGAGTAAATATGAACCTATTGTATATGGTTGGTTTAAATCACATTTGTTTTATGGAGATAGAAGTAATTTTGATATTTGGGACATAGAAAGAACAAAGAAAAACGACCTACATCCCACAATGAAGCCAGTAGATTTAGTTGTAGAAGCAATAAAAAATAGCAGTAAAGAAGAGGATTTAATTTTAGATTTATTTGGAGGAAGCGGAACAACATTAATTGCAGCTGAAGAAATGAAAAGAACTTGTTATATGATGGAATTAGATCCAAAATACTGTGATGTAATAATAAAGAGGTGGGAGGCTTTAACTGGAGAAAAGGCAACACTGGAAAAGTAGGTGGTGATGTATTTTGACAGATGCAGATATAAAGAAATTAAAAAAAGATTACTTACATGGAATGAAATACAAAGATATTTATGAAAAATATAATATCACTGAAAAAGAGTTAAAGCTGATACTTTATAAGCAAAAGTGGAAAAGAAATAAAAGCCAAGCACAAATAGGAAATACAAATGCAGTAGGTAATAGTGGAGGTCCAGGAGCAGAGCCTGGAAATAAAAGAGCCTTAACAACTGGAGAATATGAAAATATATTCTCTAGTGTTTTTTCTGAAGAAGAAAAAAGCATATATACAGGATATGAATTAATAAATAAAGAAGAAGCATTAAAAGAAGAATTTAGAATATTAACAATTAGAGAAATGCGAATGCTTACAAGAATAAAAACATTACAGGCAAAAGACAAAGATTTAACGATTGGTAGCATTAGAAAAAGAGAAACAAAGAAAAAAATAACAGTTGAAACTGAAACAATAACAGAAGCGGAAAGCACAATTAACATAATACAAAGAATAGAAGAGGGCCTTACAAGAGTTCAAGACGCAAAAAGAAAATGTATAGAATCTTTACACAAAATGAACATTGATGAGAAACGACTAGAAATCGAATTATCAAATTTGTCTGCAGATGAAGTCGAAGATACATCGGAAACGGATGCTGATATATATGGTAGTTAAAGTAAGAAGAAAAAAAACAATACCTTTTAATTTTGGTGATAAACATAAAGATTATATAAGAAAGTGTGAAGATAATACATATAACATTGCAGAGGGAGCGGTAAGAGCTGGTAAAACAGTTGATAATGTTTATGCATTTGCACATGAATTAAAAACTACACCGGATAAAATACATTTGGCCACAGGATCTACAAGTGCAAACGCAAAATTGAATATAGGGGATGCGAACGGCTATGGTCTAGAATATATATTTAGAGGACAAAGCCACTGGGGAAAATATAAAGGTAATGAATGTTTATATATTAAAGGTCCAGACACAAAGTATAAACAAAAAATAGTTATATTTGCTGGAGCATCTAAAGCAGATTCATATAAAAAAATAAGAGGTAACTCTTATGGAATGTGGATTGCTACCGAAATAAATTTACATCATGATAATACAATAAAAGAAGCATTTAACAGACAATTAGCAGCACAAAGAAGAAAAATATTTTGGGATTTAAACCCTGATAATCCAAATGCTGATATATATAAAAAATATATAGATTTATATGCTAGAAAGCAAAAAGAAGGTACTTTACTAGGTGGATACAATTATGAACATTTTACAATATTCGATAATATTAATATTACAGAACAAAGAAAAAAAGAAATTATAAGTCAATACGATGAAAATAGTATATGGTATTTAAGAGACATTTTAGGTAAAAGATGTATTGCTGAAGGATTATGTTATAGAACATTTGCTAATGATCCAAGTAAATTCTTTATTTCTTCAAAAGAATTACAAGGTAAGAATATGAGAATATTCATAGGCGTAGACTTTGGAGGTACTGTTTCAGGACATGCTTTTATAGCAACTGGAATGGAATATGATTATAGCAAAGTATATGCATTAGCAAGTGAAAGACATTTTGGAGATATAGATCCGGACAAACTTGGAGAATTATTTGTAGACTTTGTAATAAAGGTTATAAATAAATACGGAATGCCAGAGATATGTTATCCTGATAGTGCTGAATCAGTATTAATAAGAGGTTTGAAAAAATCAATAGAACAGGCAAATATAATTTTGCCTTTTTCTAATGCTTGGAAAATAGAAATAAACGATAGAATTAGATTACAAAATAGATTAGTTGGCCAAACAAGATTTTATTATACTGAAGATTGTGAAACTTTGGTTACAGCGCTATGCAGTGCAGTTTATGATCCGGATGTATTGACTAAGGATGAAAGATTAGATAATGGAACATCTGATATAGACTCATTAGATGCTTTTGAATATACAATCGAAAGGGAAAAAGATATGCTTATATTAACGGAGGTATAAAGATGTTTAGAAATTTTCTTGAATGGATAAGGAGTGTAATAAGGAAAATGTTTAATGGTAAAATAATTGGTGAAAAAGTAAAAGTTGATATTGCTGTTTCTACAGATATGATAAGAGCAATAGAATTGTGGGCAGATTTATATGAAAATAAAGCGCCTTGGTTAAATGATGAAAATATAGTAAGTTTGGAATTACCATCAGCAATAGCAAGAGAAATTGCTACTCTTGTTATATTAGAATATAATAGTGAAATAACAGGAAGTGCAAGAGCTGATTGGTTAAACGAACAATACAAGAAAATTAAAAAGGAACTAAGAAAACAATTAGAATATGGATGCGCAAAAGGTGGATTAGTAATGAAACCTTATATTGCAGGTCAAGAACTAAGTTTTGATTTTGTACAAGCTGATTGTTTCTTTCCAACTGAGTATGATAGTACAGGTAAGTGTACTGCAGGAATATTTGTATGTCAAAAAATTATAAGTGAAGAATATTATACTAGATTAGAATATCATCAGCTAAAAGGAACTACATATACAGTTATAAATAAAGCATATAGAAGTACAGAAAAAAACACATTAGGAGATCCGATCACTTTAGATAAAGTTGATGAATGGGCAGAACTAGACGAAGAAACAACAATTAAAAATATAAAAAGTCCATTATTTGGATATTTTAAAACACCGTTTGCAAATACAATAGACACAACAAGTCCTTTAGGTGTTTCTGTTTATTCTAGAGCAATAAAACTTATAGAAGAAGCGGACAAGCAGTTTAGTAGGATATTATGGGAATATGAAGGCTCTGAACTTGCTATTGATGCAGATGTTACTACATTACAACAAAGCAAAGTAAATGAAAAATTACAACTTCCAAAATTAAAAGAGAGATTATTTAGGGCAACTGGCCAAAATAAAGATGGAACAAGTTTTTATAATGTGTTTAGCCCTGAAATTAGAGATAGCTCTTTATTTAACGGATTAAATAATATATTAAAAAGAATTGAATTTAACTGTGGTTTAGCATATGGAACTATATCAGATCCGCAACTAATAGAAAAAACAGCTGAAGAAATTAAAACATCTAAACAAAGAAGTTATTCTACAGTTACAGATATACAAGGAAGTCTTGAAGATGCTTTAAATGATGTAGTATATGCAATGGATGTATATGCTACTTTATATCATTTAGCACCAAATGGAACATATGAAGTAAGCCATGAATGGGATGATAGCATATTAGTAGATGCTCAAACAGAACAATCAATAATGATGCAAGAAGTAAATAGTGGAATTATAGATAAAATCATATATTTAATGAAAAGGTATGGTGTTACAGAGGAGCAAGCAAAAGAAATGCTACCTAAAGAAACAGAAACGGAAGAAACTCCGGAAGATGAAGAGTAGGTGGTAAAATATGCTAACACCTGACCAATTAGAACATGTATCAGATGATGCAGTAAAATTATATGCTGAGTTAGAAGAAACAATAGTTAGAGATATTGCTAGAAGAATTATTACTTCAGGAGTAATGACAGAAACAGCAAGACATCAAATAAAGGCCATCCAGGAAAGTGGAAAATTATATGAAGAGGTAATAGAAGAAATAGCAAGAATAACTAAACAATCTAAGTCAACAATAAAGAAAATATTTGAAGATGCTGTAATACAATCATTAAAGTTTGATGATGATGTCTATAAAAAAGCAGGATTTAATCCGCTTCCAATGAAACAAAGTCCTAGTATGTTACAAACTTTGGTTGCTGGATTAAATAAAACAAATGGCGATATACATAATTTAATAATGACAACAGCAGGGAGTGCTCAAAACGCATTTATTAATGCAACTAATATGGCCTATGAGCAAGTTGTTAGTGGTGCGTTTGATTATAATACAGCAATATTTAATGCAATAGAAAAAGTAAGTAAAGATGGAATAAATGTTGTTTATCCATCAGGAAGACAAGATAAAATTGATGTTGCAATTAGAAGGGCTGTATTAACAGGAGTTAATCAAACAGCAAATAATATACAAGACCAAAGAGCTGATGAAATGGATTGCGACTTAGTAGAAGTAACAGCGCATGTTGGTGCTCGTGTTACAAAAAAGCTAGACTGGACAAATCATTCATGGTGGCAAGGAAAAGTATATAGTAGAAGCGGAACATCTAAAAAATATCCTGGTTTAAAAGAAGTTACTGGATATGGAAAAGTAGATGGTTTAGGTGGTATTAATTGCAGACATAATAAATTTCCATTTATTGAAGGTGTATCACAAAGGGCTTATACTGATGAAGAATTAGAAAAAATGAATGATAAAACAGTTACCTATAAGGGCCAAGAAATACAAGAATATGAAGCTACACAAATGCAAAGAGCTAAAGAAAGAAAAATTAGGCAGATAAAAAGGGAACTGGCAGTATATGAAGAAACAATGCTTAACGGAACTAATGACGAATTAGTTGCACAAGCCAGGGGTAGACTTAATAAAAAAGCCCATGATTTAAAACAAGCTGAAAAGGAACTAAAGGATTTCTCAACACAAACAGGACTTAAAAGAGATAGAGCAAGAGAAAGAGTTTATGGCTTTGATAGAGGTTTTAATAATAGGGTTATAAATGCAGATAAAGACTTTAAAAAACAACAAGAATATGATATAATAGTAAATGAAATAAAATCCCATAATATAAGGGGAACTGTAAATTTAGATCCTGAAGAAATAGATATCGATTCTTTAACATTCGATGATAAGCATGTAAACAAAGAAAGGGAGCACAATGTAAATGAAGAAGAAGCAAAACAATTTATAAAAGATGCTAAAATATCTGTTACGACATGGAAGGGTAGATTTAAAAATTACTATGGTGAAAATGGTGCTACTTATGTAGATATGGAAAAGAACGAAATAAGAACATCATTTAAAGCTGATGAATTTACAGAAAATATAAAAGAAGTATTGGAGGTGCTAAAGAAATATGGCAGATAGACAATGTCCTTTAATAGGGAAAATAACGGAAGATACTTGTTTTGATATTAATATGGTTGCTGATGAATTAGCACCGGAAAGAATAATACCAAAAGAAGTTCTTAAAATTGCAGACTATAAAAAGGTTTGTCAAGAATGTAAATATCATAATAAAGAATAAAAAACATTATACAAAATAGTATAGTGTTTTTTTATTTGAAAGGGGTGAATAAAAATGGGATTAATTGCTAAACAAAGATTTAAAGACGAAGAAACAGGGGAGATTTATAAGAAAAATCAACCTCTTGAAAACTTATCAAAAGAAAGAGAAAAGTATTTAAAAGAAAACTTTCCTTATTTGGTAAAAGATGATGGTGTGAAAGCTGAAGAAAAAGAAGAAACAGAAAATATCACACAAGACGCAGAAAAAGAAGAAAATGCGCCTAAGAAAAAAGCAAGAAGCACAGATGCATCTAAGAAATAATATTGTTATTAATTTTAGACACTTTATAGTGTCTATTTTTTATTGTTAAAAATTGCCCTTGCCTTGCTGGGCTTAAAATGGAAGGATGCACAACTGACAGAGTGAACTGTCGTTTAAATTAAATCAGTGTAAGAAAGGAATAAATTATGGAATTTTTAAAAGAAATATTAGGAGAAGAACTATATGCGCAAGTTGAAAGCAAAATTAGTTCTTATAATTCTGACGAGAAAAATAAGGACAAGCAAGTAAAACTTGTAAACCTTAGTTCAGGAAACTATGTTGGAAAGGAAAAATTCGATACAAAAGAAACAGAGGTTGCTGGTTTAAAACAGCAATTAGAAGATGCTAATGCCACTATAAAATCTTATGAAGATATGGATATAGAGGCAATTAAAAAGTCTGTACAAGACTGGGAAACAAAATACAATGAAGATACAGCAAATCTTCAAAAACAATTAGCTGATAAAGATTATGAGTATAGTTTAGATTTATTTGTTAATGGTTTAGAAATGGTGGATGAAGTTCACAAAGAAAACCTAAAAAAAGAAATTAAAGATAAGCAACTTAAATTTGAAAATAAAAAGCTAATTGGTGGCGATGATGTTGTAGCAAGTTATAAGGAAAAATATCCACAAGCTTTTGCTCAAAAAGAAGAAGAGAAAAAAGAAGATGAACAATTACCTAGCTTTGCAGGTAAAACAAATGGACCTCTTCCAGGAGCAAAGAAAGCTGAAAAAGATATGACTTATGCAGATTATTGTAAATTGTATCCAATGAAATAATAAAAAAAAGAAAGGTTAAAAAGGTGAAATATTATGCCAAAATTTGATTCAAAGAGCTTTAATCCACAAGCTTTTGGAAAATATGTGGAAAGAGTACCAAATACTAAGAAAAATGAATTAGTTAAATCAAAAGCATTAAGAGGAAATTCTGATATAAGAGATGCTTTCAGCTCTCAAACAACAACTTCTTATGCTAGATTACCATACTTTGGTAAAATTGGAAAAGGAACAAAAAATTATGATGGTCAAACAGACATCACTTCTAACGGATCTAAAACATTTGAAAGAGGAATTGTAGTTATCGGTAGAGCTGATGCTTGGACAGAAAAAGACTTCTCATATGATATTACTGCAGGTGTAGACTTTATGGATAATGTTGCACAACAAGTTGCAGAATATTGGACTGAAGTTGACCAAGATACTATACTTTCTATTTTGAAAGGTATATTTGCTATGACAGGTGCTGGAAATCTAGTATTTGTTGATAATCATACTTATGATATAACTGGAGAAGTAGCTTCAAAAGTTGGAGAAACAACTTTAAATAATGCATTACAAAAAGCTTCAGGAGATAATAAATCTGTATTTACTTTAGCTTTAATGCATTCACAAATTGCTACTAACTTGGAAAATTTAAAACTATTAAAATACTATACTTATACAGATGCTGAAGGTGTTGAAAGACAATTAACATTAGCAAGTTGGAATGGTAGAGCTGTTTTAATAGATGATAGTATGCCAACAGCAAATGTTGATGCTACATATGAAAAAACAACTGACGAAGCAGTTGTAGCAGGAAAAACATATTACACAAGAAGCGGAAGTTCTTCTGCAGGTTATACATATACAGTTGTAGCAGAACCAGCAACAGCAAGTATATCAAATTATTATGAAAAAACAGCTGATGCTTATACTTCTTATACAACATATGTTTTAGGAGAAGGAGCATTTGATTATGAAGATATTGGTGCAAAAGTACCTTATGAAATGGCAAGAGATCCTAAAACAAATGGTGGTGAAGATACTTTATATTCTAGACAAAGAAAAGTATTTGCTCCAGCAGGTATTTCTTATGAAAAAACATCTCAATTAACATTGTCACCAACAGATGCAGAACTTGAAAACGGTGCTAACTGGGCATTAGTAAATAATGGAGAAGTAGGTGCTAGTCTAGAATATTGGGATCACAAGGCTATTCCAATCGCTAGAATAATTTCAAAGGGATAATAAAAGGAGGAAAAACGGCATGAGATACTGTGATTATAATTATTATAAAGAAGTTTACGGAGGTAACATGCCGGAATCTTCTTTTAATAGGTTATCATTAGAAGCAAGTGCATATATAAAAAGAAACACCAGGAATAGAGTTGATGAAAACAATATTCCTGATGAAGTAAAATTATGTACTTGTTCACTATGTGATAAGCTAAGAAAAATTGAAAAGAGTGAAGGTAAAAAGTCAGAAACTGTTGGAAGCTGGTCTGTAACTTACGAAGAAAAATCAGAAAACAACAATGATTTATACGATATTTTATTGAATTATTTATCTGAAAGTGTAACAGAGGAAGGCATCCCCTTATTATATAGGGGGTGCTAATTATGTTTGAAGATAATGTAACAATATTTAATAAAAAATATGATGAATCAATTAGAGACGATGTATTTGTAAGAACATATTTAAAAGGCGTAAATATAGATTTAACTAAAGCTGTCAATGTAATAAAATCCGGATTAGAAGATGCAAATGTTGGAACATTATATATCCCTGAGGATGTAGAAACGGACAATAAACAATTTTTAAGGCCAAAAGAATATAAAAGAGCAAGAGTTTTTAATCCTTTAACTGTTAAAGATGTACATCAAAAAAAGGTTAAAGAGATGGATATTGTAAAAGTTTTTGCCTTAAATAAATCTGAAGAAGTGTGGACTTTGCAACCTGGAGACATTATTGTATTAGGCTTAATTGATTATATAATCAAAAATGATGATACAATAACAAAATTAAGAAACGAACATGATGATGTATATGAAATTACAAGCGTTGATACAAAGTTAAAAGGTGGCCTACCACATTGGGAAGTAGGGTTAAAATGATACAATTCCAAGGAGAATTTGAACTAGACGATACTAGGAAATTATTAAAAAAGAATGGCCTAGAAGAATACGGCTTTGTTCAAAAATTTATAGATAATGAGGTTTTAAAAAGATGTTCTAAATATGTTCCATTTCAAACTGGAGCTTTAATGGATATGGGAATTTTAGGTACTGTTATAGGAAGTGGAGAAGTGGCTTGGGTAGGGGTAAAACCAAGATATTTATATTATGGTAAAGTAATGGTAGGACCGCCACCTAAAACAGTTACAGATAAGGATCTTACTTATAATGGTGCTCCCACAAGAGGAGCTTTTTGGTTTGAAAGAATGAAGGCAGCCGAAGGACAAGAAATTGTAAAAGGCGCACAAAAACTAATTGATGGAGGTTATTAAAATGTCAGAAAAAAAGTCTATAATAAAAGCTATTAGAGAATATATTGCTCAATGTCCGTACTTACATGATGGCAAAATAGGAGTAGATTATTTAGATAATGCAATGGCATATAGTATTGAACCATCTCCAATATCTCCAAGAGATACTGATTTTATAGATGATTCAGGTATAAAACAATTTGCTTTTATTTTTGCTAGTAGAGAAAGCTACGGACAAGAAACAATACAAAATATGTTAAATACAGAGTTTTATGAAGATTTTAGTAATTGGATAGAGGAAAACAATAATAATGGTATTTTACCTGATATTGAAGGAATCGAAACAATAGAATGTTTAAGTACCGGATATGCATTTCAAACAGGAATTGATATGGCCAGATATCAAATACAATTAAAAATTACATATTATAAAGATTAAAAAAAGGAGGAATTTATAATGAAAAGAAGTTTATATGCTACATTTATGAATGTAGGAACATCATCAAGCCCAAATTATGCAAGAATGGGTAAAGGTATTTCTGATATGGATGAATCTTATAATGCTGAAGAGGAATCAACACAATATATTCATGAAGATTCACCAACAAATGAAGTAGAATCTTATAATCCATCATTTGATGTAACACAAAAATGTTATGTAGATGAGCCAATATTTGAGTTCATTGATGAAAAAAGAAAAACATTAGCAACAAATGAAGATGCAAAAACTGATTGCTTAAAAGTATATTTATACAATAAACTTGCAGATAATATATATGAGGCAGTAAAAATAAACACAACAATAGTAATTGATACATTTAATGCAAAAGAAATCAAATATGCTGTAAAGCAAAATGGAGATCAAACAGAAGGATATGTTACAATAGCTTCAGGTGGAACAGTAACATTTACAGAAGGAACATATCATGCTTAATAAAATAATAAGTGAAAAATAATGCTACAGTTTTTTGTAGCATTATTTTTTTGTAAATACGAGGAGGTAAGTCAAATGGCCAATAGCTCAATTAAGATAACTAACAAAAATATCTATACAATAGATATTAAAGATGAAGATGATAATATAATCCATACTTTAAAATTCCATATAAACGATGCTAATTTCCCTGTAAGAATGATAGAAGCATATGACAAAGCTAGAAAAGTAATGTCAGGCTTGGAAGAAAAAGAAGAAGAATTAAAAAATAAAATCTTAGCAGAAGGTATAACAGAAGTTCCTTATATAGAAAATATAACAACTGAAAATGTAGAAAATACAGAATTTGAACTAAGCCCATCAATAAGAGAATTTTATATGTTAGAAGCAAAAGTATATGAAGAATTAAGAGAAGTATTAGATAGTTTTCTTGGTAAAGGAAGTTGCCAAGCAATATTTGGGGATTATAACGATAAAGATACTTTTAGTGATTTCTTAGAGGGATTATTACCAGAGTTTGAAAAAATGGGTGTAAAAATAGTAGATATACAAAAAAATATGTATAAAAAATATGCTCCTAAAACAAATAAGGTGATTTAATGATAGAATATCCTGAATTTGCAGAAATAGACGGCGAATTATATAAGATAAATACTGATTATAAATACGCCTTAATTTGTTTTAAAATAATAGATGATCCTTTAATTTCAGATATAGAAAGAGCCATAGCTGTAGTAAGTGTATTATTTGGAAGGGAAGATAAAGACGGTAATGTTATTGGAATACCTGATAATCTAGATGTAGCACTTCAAAAAGCTTCATTTTTTTTATCATGCGGAAAAGAAACTAATAATATAAAAGATGTCAAAAAAGACATGGATTTTGATTATGATAAAGAGTTCATTTACGCAAGTTTTATTTCAGATTATAAAATAGATTTAGAAACCGAAAATATGCATTTTTGGAAATTTTGTTCTTTAATAAGTGGATTAACAGAAAACAGTATATTGAATAGGGTTAGAGATTTAAGAAATACAAACTTATCAGATTATAAAGATTCCAAGACAAGAAGTAAACTTCAAGAAGCAATGGAAAGAGTTGCGCTTCCAAGTGAATATGATTACGACAAAGAAGATATGGAGGCTATAAATGAATTTAATAAACTATTAGGAGATGATTAATATAAACAAAATAGAATGCCCATTTTGTGGATATAAAATGCCCATTACATTTAGCAAAGGTGCTAAGTGCAGTGGCATTTTTGTTAAGTGTAAAGGGAAAAATTGCAAAAAAGTATTCGAAATAAAAATTGATGAAAAACAAGTCAAGTAGAGCCATAACGAGCCGATGACTTACCGGAAAGAAAAGAGGTGAGAGTATTGGCAGATGGTTCAATTCGTATTAATACAAAAATAGATAAAAGCGGAGCAGAAAAAGGCTTAGAAGAACTAAAAAGAACAGTAGATACGAAAGTTAAACAGTTAGAAAAAGGTGTTGCAAGTGCTGGAAATGAGGTAAATAAATTAAATGAAAAATTTAATCAAACAAATCAAGAACTAGCAGGTGTTGAAGCGCAAATGGATGCTGTTGGCGATCGTGTTTTTGAAACATACAAAGATTTTGCAAGATTAATGCCGGAAGCAAGGTTTGATGAATTTATTTCAGGCCAAATACAAGCAGATGCAGAATACCAAAAATTATTAAGTAAGCAAGAACAATTAAAACTTAAAGTAGAAGAATATAAAAATAAATTAGGTGATGCAAGAGGAAAGCAATCTCAATTAAATGCTTCTTTAGGCCAAGCTCAAAGAGAACAGGCTCAAGTAAATACAAAACTAGAAGAAGCAAAGAAAAAAGCACAAGAATATGCTGAAAAAATGAAAGAGGCTGCAAAAAATTCAAAGAAAACATCCATTGAAAATTTAGGAATAGCCAAAAATTTAGGTGGAGCATTAAGAAAACTTACCAAGTTTGGAATTGCTTTGTTAGGATTTAGAGGTATATATAGTATGCTAAAAAGTTCAATGAATGAGTGGCTTAATGGATCTAGTCAGCAAGCAAAACAATTACAAGCAGATATAACAAACTTAAAAGCTAATATAGGCGCAGCACTAGCTCCAGCAATACAAAGTGTTTTGCAAATATTCTACAAAATATTAGCGGTCGTAGGAGCGATAGTAAAGGCGTTTGCAAATATAAATATTTTTGCAAAAAACACAGCTAAAA